CTACTTCAGTAAATGGAGCAAATGCGGATAAATTATTATTAGCGTATTTCCATCTATATGAAAACCTTGGAAATATTAAATTATATAAAGGACTTTTTTCTTCTAATACAACTCGCCAATTATATGGAGACGGGCCTCTTGTGATATTTGATGGTATAGATTGGATTTCACATTTTATAGTATTACCTGGTATTAAATTACCCGCGGTATCTAATGGGCCAACAACTTTTAATCTAATACTATATATTAAAGGTTCTCCAAGGGCATTTACTAACCCCTCAGTTGATAATATAATATTATCTCCAACTAAATAATTAGGAGCAGGCGAAACTATTAATATGACAGTTCCATCCATACCTGCTGGATACGTATTTGTCGGAGCAGATAAAAATGCAGATCTTGTTGGAAGAGAAATATAAGTAGTAAGCTCTGCTGGATCAGGTCTCCATGTAAAGTTCTGAGAATTCGCTCCGTTATATGTTAATCCAGTATATGTGGTAAACGATGGATTAGTATTTGTGCCATTACCTCCTCTTGCGGACGAACTCATATTTAAACTTAATGAGTTTAAAGGTTTTTTTCTTATAACAGTTACATCCTGCTCTTGAAATGCTCTACCGTATATTTGCGTATGGGTTAGAAAGTCTGGTGTATTTAAAGCTTTAAATTGTTTTATATTTAAAGACTTTGGCTCAGTTTGATTGTCTGTCCAAAATAATATACCTTCAATTATATTAACTCCAGTTATTAAATAGTCCTTAGTAAATTTTAATATATTGTTTTTATCTACTAATAATGGAGCAACCAAATCTGTTGTTTGATCGTACTCCGCAATAACACTTGCTGTTGTAGAAGCAATAAACCAATATATCTTTTCTGTTGTGCTATCTACTATCTTGCCAATACATATAGGATTTTGCAGACTAGATATATAGCCAGTCGACCAAGGTGTAAATACCCTGGTTGACGGATTGTAGCTTTTATTAAGCATCTGTGCATTAGCACGTACATTTTGTAAAGAACCTAAATCTGAGCCATCTGAATTTGTCACCTCTAAATTTAATGCGTCTCTATATTCTCCATTCGGTACTAGACGTTCGTCATAGTCTTTATTCATTTTACCGGATGTGAAAGTATGCAATAATTCTGCCATATACTATTAGTGTTTAATCCACTTGGATTGATTTCTCATTACTTGCGCCATTAGTTCTGTCTTAAGATTAGATAATCTAATTTTTGCATTTCTTCTGGCTGCAATCATTTCTCTTTTGTATCTAGCCAATACATATTCTTGCGCATTCGCTTTTGTTGATAATACGGAATAAACGATGTACTTATATATCGCATCGATTGCAAATTTGTGTACTCCCATATCTGAGTCAGTAGCAAGTCCGTCACTAATGTATTTTATAGTAATAACTCTGCCTACCATATCAGAACTAAATCTAATTATGCCTCTGATCTTATCTATATAAAACGTACCATTTGCTTGCGCCATTCCTGGATCAATACCATAACGCCTGCCATAAGCATACAAACCTATTAAGTCTGGATTGTTATAATAGTTCCAAGCACCCATATTTCCGTTTAATGGAGATGAGTTATTATCTGTATTCCATCTTTTCAAAGTTTCAGATTCATTTGCTAAAGGCACATTACCTACAGAGTCAAACGTATATTCATATTGACTATCTTGTATGTATGGTGCAGGGTTGCTTGTAATATCTGTTCTATAAATTATTCTTTCAACGCCTTGATGATCGGTCCATGATAATTTTGTGTAATTAACATAGTCTTGTGGCAATATCATATACAATCCTGGGGGACATTCAATTTCAATTGATTTGTCTTGTGGCAATGTGTCAAAACTAAATTCTTGTATTGCCCGCATTGCATGATATTGTACGTCTGTTCTTTTTACTTTAGGTATAATTTTATCTTCTCCAACATAAGCTGTAACAAAATTATTTATTATTTCGTTTATAGATACAAATTGATAATTACCATAGTCTTCATCATTGCTGTTCCATAATCCGTCAGGACCTAAGTAGTATTGTTCCGGTGTTTCGTTTAATAATCCCATCTATTACGCTTTTTCTTGTTGAGTGTTTTTTGCGTCCTCTTGTGAAGCAATTGAATACAGATCTATTTCTTTTGTAACTAATCCAGCTAAAGCTAATATTTTTATTACAAGTTCTGTTTCTTCCGATGCATGCAATTCAAAGTCTACCGAGTTTGTAGAATCATATAATGCCTCACCAAAAACCATTTGATATGCCCAATTAACCTCTAAAGGTACTCTTATATAATTACATGAAACACCAGTAGTTAAAGCAGCATTGCCATATACTTTATAGCCGCTTTGATTGGCTACAAATACAGGTCTTGCATTAGTTGGTTTTGTCATGGAAGATTGAGCTATATATAAATATTCATTATAATTTATACGCTCCGCTTCTGTAAGGGTTGTTGTGGTTACTATTGTGTTAGGAGTAGGATATAATGACTTTGAGGTTGTCACATTTGCATATACTATTGTACCTAATCTATATAAATTTGAAGGGGTAGTCCAATAAGTAGTTATACTACTATAAGTCATTGGAGCATTAGTTTCAAATATATTTATTTTTTCATTTAAGATATTTAGCATGTCGGAGAATTCGGTATCATTACCTGGTATTCTTCCAAACTGATTAATATCGTAAAAGTATTGCTCAAATATATCTAGCTGAGCTTGATTAGCAAATAAATTAAATTCCTGAGGAGTTACGTATCCTCTCTGCTCTTTGTTAAGTATTGCTAATACTCTTTGATAAACGGTATCTACGCTTACAGCCATAATTTATTTTTTTTATTATTTATAATAAATAGGCCACCCGTTGAGAGTAGCCTATCTACTATAAGGGTGACTATTTTAGTCTCTTTTCAATTGCTTTGTAAACTTCCATTCCTTCATCTGTTTTAAAGAAGGCAGCTAAAGCTGAATATGGATGCTCATCAAAAGGTACAGTCATTACTTTTCTATTTGTATCGCCATAAGTAAATGTTCTTTGATCTTGTGACAATCTTAATATGTTAGCTTCAACGGCTTTAATAGCAAAGTTTCTTAACTGTGTATTTTCATCTTCTGCTAATTGCAAAAATAATCCAGGGTTGTTTCTAGCAAATACTAATATATCTCTTTTCAATTCCGTAGAAGATAATGTATTAACTTTTTCACCCATCTCAACTCTTAAAATTCCTTCAATCTCATCAATGCTTAATGATTTTGCAAGGTTAAGCGCTGCTAATTCAAATTCAATCCAATCAATTTCATGGTTTGCAATTTCTTGTGGTTTGTATTCTCCAATAATACCTTCCTTAACAAAAGGATGATATAATGATAAAAGCTTTTGCAATGTTACTTGCTCGCTTGGTACATTAAGAATTCCATTTCTGAATACAATTCTACCCATTACAATTTGGCCTTCTTGTTCGTCAACAAAACAAGATCTTTGATTTGTTGCATATCTTAATTCTCTTTGGTATCCTTTTACAGGATCAAACCATAATAATGGCCTTGTCGCTGTATGAGATGTTGGGACCGTAAACACTAAAGGTCTAATGTCGTTTTGTAATTCATACAACCTATCTTTTATAACCCACTCGTCTTTTTTAGCGGTAGGAATTTTAACTGGTGCTTGTGCAGCAGCTGTATTTTGAGATTCAATCTCTTCTGTGTATTCTGTGTCAGCTTTCTTAGCCATAATATAATAAAATTAAATAGTTATAAAATCAGCAATAAATGCCCCTGTCAGTACAACAAGGGCAAATACTACCTTAAAGTTATGCTGTAGCTTTGAACAATACAAAGTTATTAGCAGCTTGTGTACAAATTGTTCTTTCAGATAAGAAGTGTACATTCATTTTATCCTCATCACTTGTGTAGTTTCCACCAACAGAACCAGTAACCCATGATTTCAAACGTCTGTCATCAGCTTCAGAAGCTCTATAACGGATATGTAAGAAAGGACGAGAAATGTTTTGTCCAAGTTGTTGATCGTAAACAGTAGAAGTTCCAGCAGGTACTAATACTCCTTTGATGTCACTAATACCTCCACGAGTAGTAGAATCATTCAAATATTTCCAATCAGTTTTGTAGAAATCGTAAGCTCCTCTACGGAATCCTGAGAATCCTAAGTTTAAAGCCATGTCTTCAGAGTTATCAAATACCCCGTAAGAAGTACCACCAACTCCGTAAGAGTTTACAGAAGCCAACATATTGTCAATTGAAAGAGAAGTTGCTCTGTCTAAGAATAACATGTTTTCTTCGATTGCTCCTTGTTTGTCAAGTTCTTGAAGAAGATCATCAAATTGATCAATACCAGTTGGAGCAGATGTATTACCAAAAGCAGGGTCGTTAAAAACTAAACCTCTGTTTTCCAATGCATTGAATAAACCTTGAGTTCCAGAAATAGCAGGGTTAGTAAAAGCACCTGCAGCAGGAACCGCTTCAACCATACTCATTTCTAAATAATCTTCAAAACGAATTCTTGATTCGTGCTCTGATTTTAAATACCAAAGGTAACCTCCGGTTCCAATTTCAGTAGTAACTTCTACCCATCCAATTTGAGCCACGTCAGAACCGTTAACAACATACTTATCTCTTAAGATAATTGGTTTATTGCTAAAAGTTGTGAAAGAAGCATCAATAGAGTTACCTGCATTAGCAGATCCTTTTGCATATTCAGATCCAAAAACGAATAAACTAAGTGGAGCTAAAGAAGTTGCTCCTTGAAGCGCAGTCGCTAAGTTTCTAGTTGTAGTATCATAAACTTGAATGTTGTAAGTTTGAACACCTCCAGAAAGGGAACCTAAACTTGTAACATAAGCTTTGTTTGTAACATTTCCTTTTGCAATAACAATTGTCATTCCTGGTCCTAACAAAGGCACTTTAAGGTCTGCTCCTGGAGAAGGTAATCCAATTGTTTGAGTTCCAGCCGTTGATCCCGGGCTGTTTGATACCGCTGTATCGTATGCAATGTGTAATCTTCCTTGTTCTGACCAAACTACTTGATCTGAAGCCATTGGCATTTCAGCGCCAACCATACGTAAGAAACCTGTAATTGTACGGTTTCCATAACGTTCTACTTCTTTTTCGTATACTTCTGGTAAGAATTGTTTTGTCCAAGTCATATCAGCAAGAGATAAATAGTTATCCCCGAATAATTGCTTAACTGGTCTAGGTGTTAAATGGGCTAAGTTTGCCAATGTTGATGGCGAGGTCGCAAAACCTGGTACTGGTGCAGCCATAATAATTTATTTTTTAAATGTTTCTAAATGTTTTAATTTTCAATTTTGAAGACCCTAAGTCTGAATCTACTGAACGCACTTGAAACCCTCCTACTGGCTTAACATCCTCGTGAACGCCGCGTACGCCCATCTCAATGTTTTTAGCTCTTGCCGTACTATCTTTAATAGCATCAGCTTTCCCTTGCTCGTAAAAGTGTTGTGCTACTGCGTCCGCATTCATAGCTGTAAACAAACCTTTGTGATACCCCTTAGCATCTGACATCTCATTTTTTTCGTTCAAGAACTTCTTGATAAAATTGTTGATGTCGCTCTGAGAATTTTTCACGTCAGAAGCATTCTTAACATTAAAACGATACTTTTTTTCTCCTACTTGATAATCAAAACCTTTGAAATCTTCAGAAAAAACTTGATCTGTTTTTTGTAAAAATGTTTTTGTTTGTCTCTCCGCTATTTGACTAGCTTCTTCGTTTTCTTTATTATATCGGCTAAAGAAATCAACCGCTTTTTGTTGTTCTGGTGCTAATCTAGAACCAGCTTTAATTTCAGCATAATACTGTGATTTTAAACCTTCCAGATGTTTACGTGCTTTATCTAATTCCTCTTTTTGAGCAATCTTCTTTTTTCTTATATCACGTTCATCATCCTCGTCTGCATCAAATGCAAAGTTTTCTTCCATTAAGAATTCAATCTCATCATTATCAAGATGAGGTTTTGTGTTCTTATAGTATTCTTTTAATAATTGATAATTATCTAACTTACTGTAATCAGTGTTAAGCTTAACATAATCTTCTAAGTCTCCACCGGTTTCATTCATAAAGTCTACAACTTTTTGAATGTTTTCTGGTAATTCAACTCCAAGAACTTTATTATCTCTTATTGCTTCTTGAACATCTCCTTTAAGGTTAACCGCTAATTCAGTTACTTCTTCGTCTGTTATTTCTTCAAGAAAGGATTCTTGAGTTTGAAAGGACTCTGGTTGTTGTGGTATTCTTTCATCCAACGTTTCGCTATTTGCGGCTGGTTGATGAACATCCACTGCATCTGCTTCTTGCTCTTGAACGGCATCTTGTGATGTGTTATTTGATTTACTAAAATCTAATCTTATAGTCCCGTCTTCGTCTATTGAAGCAGGATTATTTTCAACAATTGGATCTTGCGTTTCAATTGTTTCTTGTTCTAAATTTTCTTCCATGATAAAATATTATATAATTGTTATTATTATTATTACTTAGGCTCGAAAGAACCTAAGTCAAAACCTCCGCCAATTATGTCGTTTCCTGAGGATTCAAAGTTAACAGGCGGTAAATCATTCTTCTTTTGATCTATTAATTGACTTTGTTGTGTCCCTTGCAATTTGACTCTTTGGTCTTTACGATCTTGATCGTCTTCCATTTTTTGTTTTGCATGTTCTACTTCAAGACCTTTAAGTTGCATATTATATTGGAATTCTAATTCCATTAACTGTTTTTTAGCGGCAACTTCAGTTTGTATTCTTTGCGATTCTAATTGCCCTTTTAATTGTTCTAACTGTGCTTTAGTTTGGAACATAGCTTGATCTTTTTGTATCTCGCTTTGAGCAGCCGCTTGTTGCATTTGAATATTAGATTCAGATTGAGCTTGAATATTGGCTTGTTGTTCTGCTTGTAATCTTTCTTGACGTTTCTTCTGTCTTACTTTTAATAATTGATTTGCTAATTTTAAATTTCTTACATTTCGAATATCAATAGCATCGGACAAATCTATTAAACCAGCGGACAATGCCATCTGTATATTGTTTTCTAAAATTGCTTTTTCTTCCTCATCCGGCATTAATTCTAATACGATGCCAAAATCATGAATATACAAATCATTTAATTC